TCTAGCTGTTTCCTGATCGCGATATACACGGAAGTTACGATAGGGAATATCGTGATTTTTGATAGGCACCGGATGTCTTTGTTTGGCGTGCGATATTGCCTGTATCATGGAACATCCGCGCTCCGAATTCACATGGTCGGTCGTTGTGCATCGATATGTAACAATATCCGATGTAGATTGGTCAGTCCAAAATGTAATGTTTGTAAATTGCGGGCATTGTGCGATCGTGCCTTGTAAACGACCGGCTTTTTGAGTGGCAGAGTTAGGATTTTCAATGTGCCCCAGGATCATATCCGTCCAGACTAATCCATCCACTCCGTCGATGGTAATGGGACCATTTATACCGTCCAATACAGTTTCAGCAACGCCTTCGATCAAACGCGGAATACCGTGAAATCCGAGACCTCGGTCGACTTTTCTGCGTCCAATTATCACCAATGGACGGTCATTGAGATGTTCGGTTTTGTAAATGTAGTAAAGACGCTCACTAAACCGTTCACCTTTAACCTTGAACCGTTTTGTCTCACCGTCAGCACGACGTAATGTTACACCGCTTTGGTTGAACACGAGCGCGTGCATTCCATCGCGATTACATTTTGCGGCGAGCAAATGCATACTCGCAACTTTCATGTCGGAATTGATGATAATTTTTCGATAGTAGGTTTGACCGTTGCGGTCTAGAATTGGGGTCGCAAAATATTTGTTATATAACATTGGATGAACGTTCGCAACGGGGGTGGCTGTGTCGAGAGTTGGAACGATAACGGCAGTATCGAGAATAGCTTCCGCATATGCGTTGTTGCTCATTGTGCGTGGATGACGCGCGATTTTAATAATCGTGTCCTCGCTATGAAAACCGCGAAAGTTCGCACGTTGCGCTTCGTCAATCTCCACTGGATACACATACGCGTTTGCGCATTCGGGATAGTCCTCGTCCAATAGGACCCCTTCAGTCGCAGTTACAAACCCGAGACGATACAGAGCAACTTCTTCGTTTATGTAAGTCATATAGGATACATTGTCTCCGCACTGCAATCTCACAGATTTATTGCGCAATTTGGGATAGGTATCATCCGCCTCGTCGAAAATCAGACCGTAGCGCAACCTCGAATTATGGATACGAACACTTTTTAAAATGTGGTCTAACACCCCCATCACCTTTTTATGCTGTTGCGGGTTCGCCAATGCTACAATCACAGGCATCTTGTAGTCTCCTGGAGCATACGCATAAGCATCAATGTAGAGTTTGATCGCCTGTAGTGTTGTTTTAGAATTTGACGATAGCACAAACATCTGTGCGTTTAACTCTCCACAAATACTGCTAATTCCGTCGGCTGATTGATCTGCGAGTGTTCGATCGTTCTGTGTAATGAAGACAGCAACAGGTTTAATCTCGGTGTTGAGCGACCATTGTTTCATTTCAAGGGCACATATCTTCATTTTTCCGGATTGTGCTTGTCGAAACACGAAGAATGTGGTGGGGTTTTCGATAAGAAGCAATAAGATATTTTTCTTGTATTTCTCGTCTATCATGTGTATGTTGGCCCAATTGACCCCGGGGACGGCACAATATAGAACGTCGTCGTCGTGAGATCGACGTTCGATTTTGCCTAACTCTACCAATTCATCCATATATATACGGATTACGTCTTCATCGATATATTCTTCGTCCAAATTAGCCTCTAGTTGATCGATTAACGCGATCAAATTCATCATAGGTTTTTCAGTCATGGTTACTTATTCAGTTATTCAATAGTTATCATCCATTCAATGTGAAAAAACCTTTCAATTTTATACCAAAAGATACGATGGAATTAATTATTTTTTTAAATTAATATATACGTAATTCGTATATATTAAAAGTATTTTCAATAAAAATCTATATAAATAAATCAGGACTACCTTTTTATAAACATGTCTCTAAGAACTTATCAATCTGGAAATTTACATACACAGAATGATTTATTAATGAAATGTTTAATGGATTTTTATAATGATAAAAGTAAATTAAACGAAATGATGAATATTATTAACGGAGAATCAAATATATCATTACGTATTGTTGATTGGTTTGTTACTAATTATGCGAAAAAATTTTATACTATATATGAACTACCTATTGAAAGAAACGGTAAAACGACCACAACACGATTTAAAGTGTATAATGATTACAAATTAAAATTAAAAGCCTATTCTAAGAAACGTTTCGACCCTTTTTGTCGTTGGGAGCGTATTACTATCCCATATAATGACGACAGTTGTATGGAAACCACTATTGGTCAACTCAATTTTTTTAAATGGGCCATCGAGAATGATATTATTGACTTTATTAAGAAAAACTATCAACTTATTGAGAAAGATATGAACGACCGTAATAGTATTTCCAAAAAGAAAAAGGACAATACGGACCTTCAAAATGCTAATATTGTTATTGCGAATGATGCTGGAAAAACGCGCAAAAAACGCGAAGAGCTATCTGTTTCAGCTTGTAAGTGCATTAAAAAAGAGAACGTGAAAATTATTGTTTCATTTAATTAAAAACGGATAGACATAATATATATAATATTATGTCTAATTATAACCTATCGAATAAGTGGGATCAACGACTTATCTATCACTGAAAACATTTGGTCAATCGATTTGTCCAATTCATCATTATCCAGGTTAGCTATATTAGCATATGGGTTAATTTCCGTTAAATCCATATTATATAAGCCAGGCGATCTCATTAAATATTGTAAAACACGTGTTCCTTGCATCAATTTCATACCATCCTCTACAGTAGTTCCTGTATGTGGTATTACCGCCGGGTCAAACGCATCTATATCAAATGATAAATGAAATGGATCATTGTCCAAGAATTTTGTAATCAAATAGTTACAATAATCTGGATCCTGGTTCACATTTTCGCATGTTAAATGTTGAATTTTATACTTATTAATTACGTCTTGTTCATATGGATCAACTGACCTCAAACCTATATATAATAATCGGTCAAGCGGCAAATGTCTTTCTATAAACGAAAAATTAACATTTCGATCTAGTCCAGCTAAATACGATAAAGGCATACCATGATAATTTTTACTTTCAGACATATTATATGTATTAATATCTGCGTGTGCATCTACCCAAACGACTTTACAATTTGGATTTTGATTTAAACTATACGCTACCGTTGCTAAAGACATTGAATGATCCCCTCCTATATTTAACCGGAATTCTGTACTGGGGATATTAGTATTGGCTTGATATAGTTGGTTAATATTACTAAAAAAATGATTGGGTTCATTTTTACAAGGAACGTATGTAACTTTACAATTATTATCAGAAACTAGATTTCGCAAGTGTTGTGAATATAAAATGGCCCCCTTATCTACTCCTTTTAGTGTTTGTCCAAGCCTATGCGGAAAACAAATTATATTTTTTAACATATTATATTATGAAATACAATAATATATTTATATTATATTATATTATATTATGAAATACAATAATAATTATTTTGAACTAATGATTGGATGTTTTATAGGAATAATTTTCGTTTTATTTTTTTTTGGAACATCTATAATACCAAAGTCAATACCAAATATACAAATTAACATAGGAAACATAGTTCGAAATTCACATATATATTTATTTAACAAACATATACACCATTGGTTAATTGGTGCTTGTGTATTATTATTGGTATTTTGTATTGAACCATATTATTCAAGTAGATACTTTACTATAATAAAAGGATTTACAAGTGTGATTATATTACACGGGTTATTATATAGCGACAGGTTTGATTTATCTTAATTTAAACCCTTTTTTCATTATATTTTATCTACTATATAATATAATGAGTTATTATTTATTAACACGTAATGCAGTCTCTGGTAGTATAGCATATTATGTATTATTACAAAGTATTCGTTGTTATTATTATTCCAGAAGAGATTATTCTGTGTTTTGTAAGACAATGATAGATCAATTGTTAAGACGAAATATATTTATAAATGAAGGATTATTATTTGGGGTAATTATTGGGAAATATCTTAACTAGATTTCGTCTTAACCAATGATTATTTTTGTAAAATAGTCAATATAACATATAATATATAATGTTTAATTACGTCATTGGATTTTTCTCATCACTTTTAAATATGTCTTCTTTTATGCAAGACAATCACGATAATGATAGTAAACAAAGCTCTGAAAAATTAATTGAAAATGAGGAGACGAAAGAAGATGTGGATGAAGAGAAGAAGGAAGATGTGGATGAAGAGAAGAAGGAAGACGTGGATGAAGAGAAAAAAATATCCGAAACATTCCAATTTATTGAGATTAATGATGATGACGCATTCGATTTTTTTATTACAAAATTTTAAATACGATCCCAAATTTCATCGACTAGCCCATATTTCATACAAGTCTCTACGTTCCACCATAGATCGTGTTTCAAAATTTCCCGCAATTGTTTCTTTGGGATTTTAGCATTGTCTTTATAAATATTAATAATTCGATCCATCAACCCCTTGTTATTTTCGAAATCATCTTCAAGTTCTTGCATTTTCCCCCAAGAACCTGACGACAATTGATGAATAAGCATATGTGCATTTGGACGAATATATCGCTTAGAACCCGCTACACTCATAAGAGTTCCGGCAGACGCAGTCGCACCCTCAATGATGGTATGCACTGGGACTTTACAAGCATTAATAATATCAATGGCGGTCAATGCACTAAACACACATCCACCGTAAGAATTAATATGCAAATAGATAGGGATAGGGTCTGTGCAAAGTTTGTGTGCGAGAACAATATTATCAATTTCACATTTTCGAATAAATTCAATCAATTCGAAAATGTTATCTCTATTCACTTCTGCGTGAAAATATACGTGGTTGTTTTCTTTCGATATTTTTTTCATTTTTTCAGACCCGATTGCATCATCGTCATCTTCATCGTCACTGTCCACATCGTTTGATTTGCATTTCTTTTGAACTAAGAACACGCTTTTCGCAGATTTTGCGTGACGCGTTTGGGTATTGTTTGAGTGTTGATACTTTAGCATTTTTAATACAGGTAATTATTTACTTATATTAAAATCGTATTGTTTACATTCAATTTTATGTAAAAATTATTTAGGAACAGGAAAAGGGCGTTGATTTGATTGAATTTCTAGATTTTTAGGCATAATCAAAGGAATTTGACGATCAACAATCGAAAGTGCTTGACGTTTCTTTAATTCGGGATTAACAGGCGTATTAGGACTAACCAGATTGGTTGATCCAATTCCAAACAACTCGGATTCAATATCATTTGGATTATCAGATAACATAGAATTTGGTAATTTGCCTTGAATTAATCCGTGACCGGCATCCAATGTAGATGTAGCAATCCCATACTGTATATTTGTTTTATAATCAATTTGATGTTTATATGCGGTTTGTTCAATTAAATAATCCCCGGGTGTATTTTTATTCCGTGTAGAAGCCATTTATATTATAAGTATATAATATCCCTTTTATTTAATCTTATTATAAACAGTTTTATAACTGTCTCGCATTTCATTAAATTCCGATTTATTAGTAAAAAAGTCCCATAAACAATGATGAAAATCTTTCAAATTATCATATGAAAACATAACGGCTAAACCGATAGAACGGTCGGTTGATAACATTTTAGCAGCAGCAAAATCATACAATGTTTGGAACAATTCAATGTCCTTGGTTTCATCAAATACATTATCCATTGCCTTCGAAACTGCATTCATATCATAATTTTGTTCATCTCTGGTAATCTCATCTAAATAAGAAGACTCGTCAATATTTGCGTTCATATTAAATACTAACCTTAAACATGATCTAAATTCAGCGTCATTTGAGTAATCGATTACTGCATTTGAAATATTATACGTTTCCATTAAATAATCTAAATATCTTATATTTAAATTGTTTCTTTTCCTAAAGTCTAAAAAGACGCGCGATGAAAGATTTTCCCTTTGCCGATTTCTTTCCTTTTTTGGCGGTTTTTCTAGCAGTCTTTCTCACAGTTTTCTTTGATTTTTTACCGGTTTTACGCTTAAAAGTTTTCTTTTTTCCTCCGGTGGTATGTTTTAATGCACAACTCATAATATATACAATATAGACATTTTAATTTAAACGCTCTTGTTGCTAGGGCGTCCATTGACTTCGTTATCTACCGGAACACGAGTGTCTGCGCCCCCACGTACCCAACCTTTCATAGCACTTTCTTCTACATTCAATCTCGAGTCAGCGACACGTTCTTCCATATCTTGATTAGTTGGATATAATGTATGGCCCATGAAGCTTTGCGACATAATAGTAGATGTGCTTTTCTTGTCACCCATTGGCTCGCCTTCTAACATCTGTAATTCTAATGAGGGGTCAACTGAACCTCTTCCTAAATAAGGAACTGTAGTAAATTGACGCTGCATCAGATTTAAACGTCCTAAATGACGTGCATTATCCTTATCGTGTAAAAGGGATGACTCGCCGTCAATATTATTAGCACCTACACCGCTACCAGTTATAGAATTGGGCATAATAGCAGGTTGTTCCGTTGCGAATTGAATTTGAGTTTCTCCACTATTTTCGCTAAAATAGTTAGTAGTAGCATAAGAGGAAAAACGACCATTTTGAAGCTCCTTCTGTGTTCGGGTAGTTTGATCATCCTCCACACGGTCGATATTGTAAAACGTATAATTACTATCGCGAGACATTTGCTTTTATATATTTGATATATATTTTGTCTTGGGAAATAGCGTTATTTCAAAAATAGCGTTATTCGATTAATATAAATTATGTCTTGGGTTGTTTCTAACTGAGGCAAACACGTTTCCTTCTTTTCTCGAAATCATGTCACCGTAACAAAATTCAGCAAAACTGGTTTGATCATTTGGGATGGTAGTATTAGCAGTACTATAAAATTGTCGCATAGATTGTTCTAATTCTAAATTATCGGTAACATCCTGGAAAAGTTTATTTTTAATATCCGGTTGATTAGGATTTAGCATTTGAATAGAACGCTTAGTTTCTTCTAAAATACTTTGTTTCCCTTCTTTTGTATAGGAAGGTTCAGCAGGAGGACGTTTTGAATTATAATCATAATCACTTATCAATACATTTGATAGAGGATTGGATGGGTCACTTCGTTGAAACGTCTCGTCCAATTTTGGGACAATATTAATTAGAGGTCCGTTACGATTATACGGTTTAACTAAATCGCCATTTACATTTTTAAAGCCCTCTTCTCTCATTTTTTCGGTATGATAATAATACATCAAATAAATGCATAAAATGCTCACAACTGAAACCATTATTATGTTCATTTTTTTTGTAGTAAGATAAGAAAATGCAGTTAAAATGAGAACAATGCGTGTAATGGCATTTAATTTTTGATTAAAATTCATAGTTTCGGTGGGAAAAAACTCTAAAGCATGTTTGGAATCTAATAAAACATTTGGATCTTCGGCCCAAAAATGTGTAACTATTTTTTTTGTAACAATGGTAACTGGGGGAGAAACAATTTCAGCAGTTTCTTCTTCGATCTCCGCTTCTGGTACATTATGGGTAAAATCCTCTAAATATTGTTCATCTATATCAACTTTCGTAGGATTAATGGAATTATTAGACATTATATATATATTCTTTGTTATAAAAATATATATTGTTTAAAGCTTTATAATTTTTTAATACATTTATCGTCCATTTGAAAAGTATCGCATTTTTTGGTATCAGGAACAATTTTCAAAACACATTTTGATTTCTCACCATATACTGGTTCTGTGCAACCTTTTTCGATATGTTTTTTGGTTTTTTTATTTAAAGTACATCTGGAACGAAAATGTTCATATCTTTCTCTAACTGCGTCATATGTAAGTCCCGATTTTTTACCAAGCATATCATTGATTATTTCGTGAAGTTTGTAAATATAACGTGAAAACGTGTCTCTATTTTGCATATCTTTCATTTTAAGCGGAAGTTTTTTAAAATTCGCACACAGATTATCTCTACATTTTCCACACGGTAAAACATCCCGTAAATTTAATATGAAGTTTTTATAATTTTTCTTATCATCACAAGTTGGTTTTGTAGGATAATTAAAACTAATGGAATGTAAAAAATGCCATGCACTTGGCCCCCATACGCTGGTCAACATGCCGTCATTCGAATTATAATCCTTGTTTTTATATACCCGTTTCGTTTTATTTTTACGCGATTTATTTTTACGCGATTTATTTTTATAAGTTTTAGCCATAATTATAGTATAATGATAAAAAAAACAACTCAGTAAATTTTCTAAATAGGGAATAATTTGAATATAAAAATATAATAGTATTTTATAAAATGGCGAAAAATATTTTTAATACACTATACATAGACTACATCAAACCAATTGATAAACACATATTAACCTTAATTATAGCGATTATATTTATAGTAGCGGGGTATTTGGGTTATATTTGGTTTATTAAACCCACAATAGAAAATTTACCCACGGAAGATTTGGCTAATGATAATCAACGTGAAAGTGACGCTGAGATACTTTTTTTCTCTGCAGAATGGTGTCCCCATTGTAAAAGTGCGAAACCCGAATGGGAAAAGTTTAAGAACAATTTTGGTGGTAAAAAGATAGGGAATTATAATTTGAATTGTACTAGTGTAGATTGTACGGAAGGAGACAGTCCATTAATACAAGAATATGCAGTGGACGGATACCCGACTGTTATATTAAAAAAGGACGGTAAACGCGTGGATTATGATGCTAAAATAAGTGAGGACAATTTAAAAACATTTATCACAGAATTCTTAGAAAATAAATAATTTTAAAATAGGGTTAAATATGAACAGTAATATCGTCAGACGCACATTCCCCGTGGTGCGATAAAAACTGATTAGCGTGTTGTTTACCAATATCAAACAAATTTTTGCGATAATCAGAAGAATTCACAAAATCGAAAAGTGATGTAACAGAAGTAGGAATATCATTCATACAAATTTGGTATTTACAATCGATAATGTCGCGATCATTCGTGAACTGAATGAGATTTTTCAATAAAACGGCGAAGTAATCACTCATTGTAGATGTATATGTTAATAATTTATCAGCTTCATCATTTGTAAAATCTTTATAAATACCTAATACTTCTGATTTATCAACAGTTTCTACGTCCAAGCATTTTTGTAACGGATAATTTAGGAAAAGACCCCCATCTGCATAAGCTTTATTTTCTTTTATCAAGGGTCTAAAAATCATAGGAAGACTACAAGATGCATATATGGCTTCCAAAACCTTCCATTCCGGATGTGTTTTATGTGATATACATTCACAATTAAAAAAATTCAATTCGGTTGTATAAATATAAAAGTCCTTGTTTGTTTTCTCATATAATTCTTTCATAGTGATATTTAAATCCATATCAATTGCTTTAAATAGTGGTCCAATTGCTTTATAAAAAACGGATATGTCGAACGCCCCGCAATTCTCAAATAGCTCGAGACATCGTTTCATATCATAATTAAATACTTTGTCCCACGGACGTTTAATTAAAAATGTTTCCATTGTTTCCCAATCATATTCTAATAGTAAAAATAATATAACAATTGATCCTACGGATGTTCCGTAATATGATTGTATATTTTCAAATTTCCAAAAACCATTTTTATGCAGCTCTTGAAGAGCACCATAAACAGATAGTCCGAAAATCCCACCACCTGAAATTACAATATGTTTTATATTTGGTTGTTCTTCCATATATATAAATGATTGTCTAATAAATTATTTATATATATTTTTTATCATTGCTTTTTATATTAGAATGTCTTGTTTTTTATTTACCGACGATAGTGATAAAATAGAGAA